TGTTCGAGGAAGGGAAAATCGTTGCCGACGAGAGAAACAAATTGTTTGCCTATTGCTTTTACTGCATGAAGGTGAGGCAGGACGCAAATAACAATCTTTCGCCGCACAAGGCAAAGTCCACGGGGCACATCGACGGCGCGATCGGCGTTCTGAACGCATTCGTGGCTTATATGCGGGCAAAGGAATTGAAACTTTATCGGGAAAGACTTAATAAACTTTTCGTCATTTAGGAGCGAAATGGGAAAATTCAAGGACAGTATCAAAAAATTCTTTCGGGGCGGCGGACGGCGCGAAGATCAAGGCGCGCAGTTACGCTCGATCATTCGGGAGTACTACGGCGGGAACGTGGGTTTGTTCGCCTTCAATTACGCGAGCAATATCTACAATATCCCCGAAGTGCGCACGGCAATCGAAACGTTCGCCGAAATTTTTTCGACGATTCCGCGCTACTTTGAACGCGTCGACAAGAGCGGACATATCGAATACTTGGAGCACGCGGCGGATCGGGTAATCAACTTAAAGCCGAATAAACTGCAAAACGCAACGCAGTTTTGGACGAACGTCATCACTGCCTTAATGCTCAACAGCAACGTTTTTATTGAACCGACGTTCAACAAAAAGACGGGGGAGCTGGAACAGCTTTACGTGCTCCCGAAGGACAAGTTCGATTTTACGCTCTACGAAAGAAAGGCAACGGTCACGTTTCTCACGCTCGGAAAAACTTACGATATGGACGATTTGATTTATCTCAACCGTTTTTCATCGCTGGGCGGCGGACAAAAGAACGATTTGGGGCTGTACGAAACGGTGATTCAGGCGATTGCAGCGCAGGCAATCGAGGTCGCCAACCCGAAGAAGCCGAGGGCGATTTTGCAGGGCAAGGAAAACAGCGTCGGTAATTTTAAGCAGAAGGACAAAGAGGGGCAGATGAAGACGCTTAAAGGCGATTTCGACAAGGCGGTGAACGGCATCGTCTATTTCGACCCCGAATGGAAGGTGACGCCGATCAACTGGCAGGAAAACGACGTCAACCGCGATTTGATGAAGTTTGTCGTGAACATCGTTTACAACTACTTCGGCATGACAGCCGAAATCATCAACAATAAGGCGACGGAAATCGAGTATCAGCTCCTTGTCAAGACGAAAATGGAGCCGATCGCAAAGCAGATCGAACAGGAGTTTACCTACAAGCTTTTCACGAAAAGGGAACGGGAGTTCGGCAATCGGTTGGAGCTCGACACATTCTATCTTTCCGTTTCCACGCTTGCCGCAAAAACGCAGTTTTTCAGCGTCGTGGGGAGAAGCGGTGTTCTGAATATCGACGAACAGCGGGAAATGATCGGGTATCCGCCCCTTCGAAACGGGTTGGGGCAAATGTATCGGGTGACTGCCGATACCGTCAACGTCGAAATCGTTGACGAATACCAAAAGCAAAAAAACGGAAACGCAGGTGACAAGGCGGCGAATCCGAAAGGAGGTAAAAATGGAGCAGGATCAACGCAGAATTCAAAGGAGCTACCGTCCGACGAAAATTGAAAAAATCGTTCGGGAAGAAGGGGAGCGAAAAAAACTAATCTTGCGCGGTTATCCGATTTTGTTCAACGTGGAAGCGACGGTGTACGATTATTGGGTCGGGGAATATAAAGAGATCATTCTGCCGACCGCGCTCGACGGCGTCGATTTGAGCGGAGTATACCTTTTACGTAGCCATGATCCCGATAAGGTGCTGGGAAAGAACGGCGTCAATATGCGGTTGGAAGTCGACGAAACGGGGCTTTTCTTCGAGTGCGAGCTACTCGATACGCAGATCGCGCGGGATACATATGCCGAAGTCGATGCGGGGCTCATTGACGGCATGAGCTTCGGTTGCTATCTATCCGACCAGATCAACGAAACAACGATGACGCGGACGGTTACGCACATCGACGAGCTTGTCGAAATCACGATTACGCCGTTCCCCGCCTACAAGGAGGCAAGCGTCGTTGCAAAACGGGCGGCGGAGAGAAAAGTCGAAGAACAGGCGGAAGCGGAGACGATTGCCGAAGCAGAAGCACGGGAAAAATTCATCAAAGAAATGGAGGAATGGTAAAGTGGCTATCAGTAAACAACTTGCGGAAGAGCTCCGCGACGTGAATTTCGAGCTTGAAGAGCTGAAAGCACGTAAGGAAGCGATCAAGAAGAAGGCGCTCGAACACCGTGACAGCGTTTCCTGCAAGGAGCAGGAAGCCTTCACAAAGCAGCGCGAAGAGCTTGAAGAGGAAATCAAAAAAACGGAAGCGCGCAGAGCCGAACTTGAAAAGACTGCCGAAAAAGAACAAGGAGAAAAAAGAAGTATCATGAGCGAAATGATCGAGCGCGGGTTGCTCTTCGGGGGCAACGAGAAGAGAATGGAACGTGCAAGCACGTTCGTGAAGGAAAAAAGACTGGCGATTCCCGCCGAAGAGGTAAGAAGCGTTCTTGTTTCTTCGGGCGGAATTGCAAAGCCGACCCTGGTGGGCGGGATCAACGATTCGTTTAACGAGTTGGTTTCTATCGTCGATCAGGTGTCGGTAATCGACATGACGGGCGCGGGCGCATATAAGGAATCGTATTTGAAGTCCGCGCAAAAAGCATCGGCAAAGACGGACGGAACGGCGCAGACGCCCTCCGATCCGACTTTCGGCACCGTAACGATTTCGCCCGAAGAAATTGCCGTAACGACCTACGTTTCGAAGCAGCTCGAAAAGGTGACGCCTCTCAACTACCTCAACAAGGTTACGTCCTCGGCGTTGATTGCTTTAAAAATCAAGCTCGCGGAAAAGACGGTGGAAAAGATCAAGAGCGGCGTGGACGACGATTCCTATTCGATGTACGTAACGTATGACGCATCGGCGGCGAACGGAATGTTGGCATCGTCGAAGGGTGTTATCAACGAAAAAACATTGCGCAACATCGTCCTTTCCTACGGCGGCGATGCAAATGTTTACGGTAACGCGACGCTTTATTTGAACAAGGCGGATCTGATCGCTTTCGGCGACGTCCGCGGCACAAATGAAAAGAAAGCTGTGTACGAAATCACGCCGAACGCGCAGAATCCAAACATCGGTACGATCAAAGACGGCGGGCTTACCGTTCCTTACTGCATCGTGCCTTCGCTTACACCGCTTGCCGGTACGGCGCAGTCGGCGACGGCAGCCGTACAAACCATGATCTACGGATCGCCGAAAAACTACGAAATGGCGTTGTTCGGCGATTACGGCGTAGAGGTTTCCAAGGACTACAAGTTTGCGGAAGGGCTTTTAACGGTGCTCGGTACGGTCATGGCGGGCGGATCCGTCATCGTGGACAAAGGATTTATCGTTGTAACGATTCCGAAATCCGCGTAAAGAGGGTGACCTATGGCGGAGTTTGACGCAAGCGGACTTTTGAAAACGTTCAAGCTGTCGATCGGAGATTTGTCGCCGACCACCCCGCCCGAGCTCGAAGCGTATTATTTAAACCTTCTCAGCCTCGGGGCGGCGGAGCTTCGCGGCGACGATATTTCGGATACGGTGCTTGCAAGCGAGCTCGGTTCGACCGCCGTAGTGCTTTACGCAAAGGCGATCATGGAAGGCGCGGATACCGCGACCGATCCTACATTGAGGCTGATCCGAAACACGCTTTCCGTGCAAACAAAGGGGGAACGGTATGCTGACGGGAAGTAACCGCATTATCCTTTTCGACACGGAGAGCGTGCAGGATCCGTCCACGGGAGATCGTGAAAAGCGGGTCACGAGGGCGAAGGTGCTTGCCGCAGTCGTAGACCTCGTAGGCATCGCAACGGCGCAGGTGGGGCAAGTACAGGGCTACCAGCTCACGCACAGCGTGCCCGTAAAGCGGATCATGTACGACAAAGAAAAATATCTTTATTTCGGGGAAACGCTGTACGAGGTAAAAACGATGAGTAAAGCAAAGCTTTCCGTCGATATGTTACTGAACGTGCAGGAGAGCAACGATAGCGCCGCAAAATCGGCAGTCGAGAGGTGGATAGATGAGAATCTATAACGTAGAACCAAGCGAGGCACTGTGGCAAATTGTAAGCCCGCTGGCGGAGGAAATTCCGATCTTTAAGGAGGGTTTCGACGGGGATCAGGACAGCGTGCCCGACAGTTATTTGCTCATCCGCGCGGACATTTCGAACAGCGGGGAGATTTATGGAGACGGGGAGGCGCTCCTGCGGCAATCCGATTGCGACGTCATCCTTGTAAGCAAGGGCGTGGCGGATACAAGCGATTGTCTGCACAACCGCAACAGGACGAGGGTGGAGAAGCTCTTAAAAGCCGAGGGCGCGAGCTATCGCGGTTACAATCTCGGATACAGCGGGGCGATCAAATCGACCGAATACACGTGGAACGT